CTATTAACTTATCTATATAGTTAAATATAGCATCATCCTTAACGCCTGGCGTTAATCTAACTACTACTTTAATTAAGGCTAATACCGCTATTACTAGCTCAGCCCAGTTTTGTAAAATAAAATCCATTTTTTGTTATTTAATTATATAGCCAGCATGCTGCAGGCTTATTACTATCAGTATCTATATGTAAAAAAGTCTTACCTATTCCTACTCTATTTATTCCATTTTTATAAATAGCTTTTAGTAGCTTAGTCCTATCTGCAGAGTTATTACAGTGCAAATCTACTGCTACTCCTTTTAAGTGAGATGAGCCAAATCTACCGCCCACTACTCCATTATGTAGCTTAGTCCTATAGCCAGAATTTATATGCAAAGGGCTACCAAAATCCGCCCTAATTTTATCCAATTTTTTTAATAATTTGCAGCACATTTTAGAGCCACTACCAGCCTCATCTGGGCTATCAAACTCATCTAAACTAAAGTATTTTAAATCCATTTTAAATCTATTTTAAGTACTTCTAAGCAACTTTATACCCTTTTAGGTATGCTAGTATCAAAATAAAAAGATAATTGATTACTAGGTTAAGGGGTACACTAAAAAAATAAAGTTTGCTTATTACTTGTTTTTCTTAATTTCTTTTCTATGGGCATGCCATTTATCTATGGTAAAAACTATAGATACTAATAATAATAGTATCTTTAATCCTGCCTCTAATTCTGTAAATGTTAAAGCTAAAGCAGTACTATTTACTGCTGCTACTTGGCCTATTTCGGCTAGTGTTTTTTGTATTGGCATTACTATTATCTATTTTTAAAAAGGCTTTTAATTTAGCCTCATTTTTTAATTTAGTATATCTTTTTACTATTTTCACTATTAAAATAAATTCATATTATTGGTATATTTTGTAGTAGATGGGGAAATTTCAGCGCCAGTATTCTGAGAATATTCTGGGAATAATTCCGAATTATAGCAGAGGTAATCTATTAACCTAGCCCTATACCACTCAGCAGTATTTTTAACGCTATCAGATAAATCTCCTAACTGCTCTCTGCTTAGAGCTACTCCATTCTCTGATGTTTTGCTATATATATTACCTCCCTCTAGTTTATAGGCTAAAAAAGGTATGGCCTGCAGAGTAGCATAGTGTACTAAAACTGACTGTATATAATCGTTAATTAGTTTTTCCTCATTAGTACCTAAATTATTAGCTAATATATTAGCTTGTAAAGTAGTATATAAAGCAGTACCTAGAGCGCTCTCTATATAAATACGCTGGGCATCCTTTAGATGAGGTAATAATAGAGATGGGCTAACATTCCCTGCAATAGCATAAGATTTTAATTTTTCCTCTGAGATAAATAATACTGTAGATGACATAATTTTATATTTTTCTTATTTATTTATAAATCCTTTATTGGGCATATCTGCAGGCCTTACTGCCCAATCAGTTTGCTTATTAGGTACTGGCTTAAATCCTCTCCTCCTAGCCTCAGTAGTACCTATAATATCATTATTTTTACTAGCTCTCTCTCCTTTTTTCTGAACAAAAATAACTCTGAGCCATTTATGTTGGCACGCTCCTCCGCCCTTATAAAATTTATGTAACTCATTAGTACTAAGCTCTTTACCATGGCAATTATTAAGCCAGATAGAGTAAGTATTAGCACCTCCCTTACCCCATCCTGGATTAACTGCCATCCTACTCATCTTTAATATATCAGATTTTCTATATACTAGCCCTGAGTTAGCTTTACCTACCATAAGCCTACAGAATTCTCTCTCTGGGCTTTGGCTACCGCTATATCTATATCTTACTCTAAATTTATTACCTTTCTCTGTAGTCTGTTTACTAGTACCATCCTGGTTACTTGGCTTATTAGGTGTAGGGCTACCATCTTTAACCGCTAACTCAGTTTTATTATTTAGCTGAGCCTCATAATCATCCTCCTCAGTTTCTCCATCAGTATCCTCTATAGCTAATACATCATAATCATTTAGTAAATCCTCCTCCTGCTCTCCTAATCCCTCTAATAGTCTTTCTAGCTCATCTAAGCTAATATCTTTATTAAGTGAGGTATTAGCATCAACTACCTCCTCATCACTCTCTAAAGGCTCTAAATTAAGCTCCTGGCGTATTTCTGAAGTAGTCATAACTTTCTCTAATATCTCAGTACCGAATTTATTAGCAAATGGAGTTAAATCTTTTATCTTAAAAGGTACATTAATATCATTAATAGCAAAAATCTTACTAAATGTTTTTACTAATATATCCTGGTAAGGCTGGATTACACTCCTACTATATAACTCATAAGCCTCTATTATCTCATTTTTACCTCCTAACTGGCCTGGAGTTTTTACTCCATGTAAAGATGGATTTACTACTCTATGGCCAATCATTAAATTTTGTATTACTAACTCATTTAGGGCTAGGTATTGTTGAGGTGCATCTGATAAAGCTAAATTTTGTATATCTGGAGTATTTACTCCCTCATCAGTAAAGGTTAAAATCATTTTTTTACCTCCTACTCCAGTCATTTTACGAGTTATAGCATTTTCTATTATTTGCTGCTCCTCCTCAGTAGGCTGGCCTGAGTTAAAATTTATCCAGGTAGTAGGGCTAAAGCCTCCAGCTATATTATTGTAATGATACTCCGATACTAAACTATCAGTTAGTATCCAATTTGTTGAGGCTGAATAACTTGGAGAGCCGTATAAATCTAGCCCTGGAGTATAATCCCTTACATATAATAACTGATTAGTAGCACTCCTATCATAAGTATTAAATGCAGCTATAGGAGTAGGAGTATTTTCTTTACGCCTAGTATTACCCCAATCCGCAGAAATCCAGTACTCCTCTACTACTCCATTACTATTAGGTACTCCTATCCTTATTTTTTCTACTGGTACATGAGTTACAGATACTACACTCCTTTTATCCTTAGAATAAATTATATTAAGCGCTATAGCTCCCTGGAGATATAAATCTTTAGCTGCTTTACCTAGTAGCTCCTCTATACTTTCCTTAGAGTTTATATTTTTTAGTAGTAAATTTAGCTTACTAGTAGCCTCTATATCTCCATTAGGCTCTATTAGTATACCTTTCCCTGCTATCATAGTACTAGCGCTATCTGTAATAGCCCTATGAGTAGCTGAGTTATTATACATAGAAATCAAAAACTGAGGATAGAGATTTTTATAAGGTGCATCTATGCCATAATTAATCCAGCCATCTCCATTAGCCTCATACGCTTTAGGAGTAATAACCTGGTTTAAATATACCTCTCTTAAAGGAGATACATAAGGAGAGTTATTAGTAATTTTTTTATTTTTTTTAGCTTTAGCCATGATTTTTTATTTAATTAGTCTGGTACATATATAAAATTATTAGGATTACCATCTGGCTGCTCTTTATAAGTTACCTCACTATCTGCATTATAAATTAAAGCCTTACCGCTCTCTACTAGTTTACCTACTACTGCATCATTTATATCTAAATTAGTTATGCTATCCTGCTTATATATCTCATAGCTATAAAATCCAGTATCTTTTAATAAAGCCTCCTGGTTTAATCCATTAGCAGTACCAGTAGTAATTACTCTAATAGGATAACTTACAGTATTAGTACCTGGAGTAATTGTTACATTAGTTTCTGGTATCTGTAAAATAGTAGTACTCTCTTTAGTGAAATCATTAGTAATATTAATAAGCCAGCTAAAAGGGGTTACATTTTTTCTTTGGAATGAGATACTAGTTAAAGTTATAGATGTACCATTTGCTGCAGTAAAAATTACATTATCATTTATACCTGTTCTAGTATAATCAAAGGTATGAGTACCTACAGTACCATCTAAAATTGTATACCCTAATCCAGAATAAAATGATAACTGAGTAGTGCTTATATTTTCAGAAACTACATAAGTAACTCTATAACTTAAACCATCTCCAGTTACATTATTTTGCTTTAATCTATTAAGGCCATATATTACATCTATTTTTGCACTACCTAAAGCAAATGTAACGCTATTATCTTGGCTAATCCAATTAACTCCTACTTCTTTTACTGATACATTGTCTATACTACCCACAAAACTAACAACAGCAGCAAAACTAAAATTTCCATTTGGACTACTTGAAGATGTAATGTATTCTGTATAAGTTCCGTTTGCAGTTCTTGTTAACCCATCAACATCAGGACTTCCATTTAACCTTACTTTAACACCACCTGAAATAAATCCACTAACTGTATAAGTTATCTTATAAATCTTAGTGGCTATAATACTTGCATTTGTAAACATAATACTTGCACCATTACAATTTGCAGTACCGCCTGATATACTCCAACCTCCTAATGGTGTCCAATTACTATCTGTTGCAAAATCTGTATTAAGTATTTTTTCACTTCCTAACTCAGTAAAATCTGGATTAAGTACTAAATTACTACCTATACTAGTACCAATATTATATCCTCTATCTAATAGATTAGAATAAACTGTATTAGTTATATCCTGCTTTAAATATAGCACTATTTTTTATCTTTTTTACTTACCTTTTTAGTATTATTTTCTACCTCCTCAAAATAATTAGAGTATCCTGCTTTTATTACTAACTTTATCTGCTCCTGGCTTAAATATTGCAATACTATAGTTTTACCAGATGGCGCTATACTTACCTCCTTATACTCCTCCTTTAACTTATATCTCATCTTATTACAGTTATTAGTTTATTATAAATATAAAACTCTAGTAATTAGTAAAAAAAAAGAGGATATACCCTAAGATATACCCTCTAATATTGTTTAAAATTTACTTAAATCTAACTAGTAAGTAGGGCTTACAGTTAATCCAGTTACATTATCCCATGGAGTAGTAGTATATGCTCCGCAGTTACGCATAGGCTCTCTTTCTTGGCTCATTATTGTCAAGTCATAACCATAGGTATCCCCTAAACTTGTTCCGGTAGCAGCAGTACCAGCAGTTAGCTCAGCGCCTAATACCTCTCCCATAGCCCATTGGTTATTATTATTATCTAAAATAAAGCATACCATTCTAGTTTGAGCTATTAATTTTAACTCATCTCTCATAGCGTTATCTAATCTATGTAGTTTTATAGTTAAAGTATCCTCATAGAATACAGTACCATTTTCAGTACTAATAGTTATTCCCTCTGAAAAACTACCAGTTGATTTTGGTAAATCGTATCTATAAGCAGTAGCCGCATTAACTGCAGATAATACAGTACCAGTATAAGTAGGAGCATAATCTGTTAAAGGTAGTAATAAGATAGAGCGGATACCCCCAACGCTATCTTTACAATCCAATAATCTCCCAGCAGTNAAATCACAAGCCATAATTTTTTATTTTTTTTATTTATTTATTACAAGTATATAGGGAGAGTTTTTAGGCTCTCCCTTATAACTTATTTATCTTTTGTATAAAACAACATCAGCACCTACTGCATGATTAGCAGCTATAGAGAAGTTACCAGCAATTCTAATATTTTGAGATGCATCTTTATCAGCCATATCTAAAATCGTTAAATTTACAAAATCAGAAATTAANTCNGTAGCTGCAAATAAATTAGATTTTCTACTAGCCATAATTACATCAACACTCATNCCTGGAGCATGAGCAATTTTAATACCCTCAAAAGTTAATGGAATTTCAGCAGCATAATATAGATTTAAGTAACCTAATTTACTCATAGCTGAGATATAAAAACGAATAGCAGCCGTACCCATGTAAATAGTTAAATCTTCTTTACCATAGCATCCAGTTGGTATAGCATCTCTTACCTTTCCTAACTCTACTATAATATTATCAGCATCTAAAGCAGCACCAGTTACATCTACTACAGTAGCATCTGCTACTGCAGCAGCCTCTAAATCAGTCCAAATAGTATTTTCTACATTAGCTCCAATACTTTCTCCTAAATACTCCATCATAAAAGCAGTAAAATCTGTATCCATTCCTGAGTTAGTAACTCCTGGCGTCATGTTTTCCGCTTGCCAGTCCATCTCTAAATCCCTTTTACATAATTCAAGATTTAATTTTTTCTTAACTGGAGTAATTACTCTATCAGTTAAAGTTAATGCTCCTGCAGTTGAAAAGCTACAATCTGTATCTGCACTAATTAAACTAGCAGATGATACTACTGTTAAATTTCTTTTATACTTTACATTCTCTAAAAATGTAATATTACCCTCTGATAATGTTAAGCCTGATTTAATACATGCTCCTAGATAATCTCCAGCCTGAGAGCCAGTATAATTACCATTTACTGTTGGATTTGCCATAATTCTTTATTTGTTTTTTATTATTATTTTGTTATATTTCGTAAGTTATATCTAANACGCTCNTTAGCAGTCATNTTTAAAATAGCCTCTCTGCTTTTATTTTGCTCTTTTACTGTAGAAAATTTATTTAAAGTAATCTCATCAGATGCTGGAGCATTAGATAACTCATCTACCTTTTTAGATAGCTCAGTAATCTCTGCTTTATAAGTATCTAAGATACTAGATAGCTCTGTAGAGATAACATTTACTAACTCCTCCTGGCTAAATTCGTACTCCTTAGTACTCTTAACTTTTTTAGGTAATCTATCTGCCTCTTTCTCTAATACTACCTCCTCCTCAGCTACTTCCTCTACTACTTCCTCCTCAGTTTCTGGAGTTTCTTCTACTACTTCTACCATTTCAGATATTACACCATCATCTACTACGATAAATCCTTTACCATCCTCTAAAGTATACTCTCCTGGAGCTAATTTTATAGTAGTACCATCCTCTACTAAAATTGATACATCCGCTCCAGCCTCTAGCATATCAAAAGTAGATACAATAATAGTACCATCCTCTAACTTTTCTTGAACTGCCATTTTAACCTCAGCATCTAAGCCTAATGCTACTCTTACTCTGTTTTTTAAATCCATTTTAGTATAGTTTTTTGTTATAAATATATTATCTTTTGCTTTATTGTACTTTCAATATCTTATTACTCCAGTTTAGCATAGCAGCACCACCATAAAGGTTATAAGTAATAGTACCAAAATCTGAGTATTTACCAGTATCAATACTTTTAGCTTTATTTAAAAAGGCATTAATCTTTTTTATATCTGTAATAGATAAGTAGCTCCTAGAAATTAATTTTTTACCTATATTAATACTCATTTTAGTAGCGTTTAATCCTCTCATCTCATCCTCTATAATAGCCCTCTGAGCGTTTAGAATAGCTCTACTAGGATAATCTTTATAACTAGCTAGCTCTAATATCTCAGATAAAGCAGTTAATATATCCTCATCAGTATCCTCTGTATTTTCTACCTTAGTAGATAAACTAGCTAGCCTATCTATATAAAATCCCTCTATAGAAAATCCTTTAACTTTTTTAGCTAGTATATCCTGCCATACCTCATTATTTTCTACTTTCATAGATAATACCCAGCTCCCTTTAGGTAAATTTAAGCCATAGATATTACTTTTATCATGAGCAGTATCCTCTACTATCCAGCTCTCTACNGTAGTTACATCATGTATTTTATCAGTATGCTCATAAGTAGCACTACTCTGGTTATTATTCATTAAATATAATTCAGAGGCGCGTTTTACTGTTGACTCGCTAAAAAAAACATAAAATTCTTTGCCATTCTCATCCCTCCTATATATCTGCTTATTAGGTATTAGAGCCGCTCCTATTATTAACCTCTTATGCTCATCTACTTTAGCTAAAGATAAGTTATTTTTAGTTTCTTTACTTAAAAAAATCCACTCACTTTCTATCGCAGGAAATTCTACCAGGCTAACCGCATCTATTGCCAGGCTCTCATGCTGCTCATCTATAATTAACTCTACTATATCCATTTTTTTACTTTTATTATAAATATATTTTATGTAATTATAGTTTACTCCTCCTCCTAATTTTTGCTAATTTTGCCTGGCTATCACTCATACTATCAGTAAGTACATAAGCCTTAATTGGAGCAGTAGATAAGCCAGCTATACTTTCTCCAGTATCCTCAGTAGTAGCTCCTCCTCTGGCAAATCCTACTCCTCCTCCTGCTACATTCATATTACTTAAAGCGCCTCTAAACATCTTAGCAGATTTAGAGTTGATAACTACCTCTCCTCTGGATAATCTAGCATTTACACTATCACTAGTACCATTACCATATCCTCCTACTATACCTCCTCTGGCCATTTTAGGTATCTCTGTTGCATTAATAGCATCTACCTGGCGCTGCCCTGCTAAAATAGCTATCCCTGCCGCTATAGGTGCTAATACTTGCCCTACTACTGGTATACCTATCATAGAGTTAAATGCACCCTGCGCACCTATAAAGGTATTAATCCTACTCTCTGCTATTTTTGTAGCTTTCCATGCATCACTCCCCTCATTTTGTAAATCTGCTACTCCTCCTAGCATNGAGCCTACTGCAGCTAAATCTCCAGAATTTAATGCTCTCTCCTTATCTGAGGTTACTTTATTCTGCTCCTGCTTTTTCTTATTAAATTTCTTATTTATCTCTGCTTTAAGGCTTTCAGCATGCTCAGTATCTGCTACTCCTGCTAGCGCCCTCTCCCTATCAAATTCTAGCTGCATATTAGCACGCTCTAAAGCATCCTCAGTAAATGCTACTGCATTTTCTTGTTGGATTAATAGTAATCTCTCTCCCTCAGATAATAATAAAGCCTCTTTATCTGCTAATAATTTCTCATCTATTGCTAACTGCTTANCTGCCTCCTCCTTTTGCACCTTAGTAATTTTAGCCAAATTATCAGTTTTTACCTTTTGCCTAGCCTTTTCCTGGTTAGCTATATCTAACTCAAATGCATTAACCTGAGTTACTACCTTTTTCTTTTGTTTAATACTAGCAGTTTCTAGCTCTATTAATCTTATTTTCTCTGCATTTAATCTATCTAAATCCTCTGCTAAACTCTCTCCTAATCCTACCTCCTCCTCTACTGCGGCTACTNTCCTCCTTTGTAGCTCTAACTGTTTTTCAGTAGTTTTTTCCTCTAAAGCTAAAGCATCTTTTAAGGCTTGTAATCTTTCCTCATTACTTTTAGTTTCATCCTCTGCTAATAATAAAGCCTTAGCTATCTCCTGGTTAGTTTGCGCTTTTTCTATATTAAATTCTCTAGTAGCATCTGCTACTCCTTGTAACTCTGCCTTTAGCCTGGATGCTGCATTTGCCTCTGCTACTATCTCATCTGCTATACCATCTAAAGCGCCACTAACATCCTCTGCAGCACCTTTAAAATCTCCTGAGAATACTTTAGCTATAGCTCCTCCTATCATACTTATCCTATCTGTAAGTACTGAGATAGCAGCACCTACTCCAGCTAATACCTGCTCTAGTTTTTCAGCTCCAGCCTTAGTATTAACTAGATAACTAGCTAGAGAGCCTATAATAACTACAAATGCACCAATACCAGTACTAATTAATCCTGCTTTAATAGAGCCAAATAGTAGCTTACTGGTTGTTTTCATTAATAGCATAGCTTTACGCACTCCGCCCATAGCAGTACCTAGTAAGGTAGTTTCTTTTGCAGCCTGCTTAGAGCCATCTCCTACCTTTTTAATATCCTTACCAGCCTTAGCGCTCTCTACTTGTACTTTTAATATAACATTTTCAGCCATGATTTTTTATTTAATTTATTACTATTTAATCTCTTATCTTTAATATTCTCAATATCCTTAATTACTAAACTCATATAGTTTAGGTTTAAAAGCATATTTTTTTTAACTATCTTAAATCTATCTATCATAATTCTACTCCAGTCTTAATCTCTGTAAAGGTTATATTACTAGCCCACTCTATAATCATATCAGTATTACCTCTAACTCTCATGGCAAAATTAGTACCGCTAACTATACCAGTAGGCTGCCAGTTAGTAATAACGCCACTACTCTTAATAGTATCTCTTTCTCTGTTAATAGTTACATTACCAGATTTATTAATTATAACTCCTCTCTCTACCCAGCTACCATAATCTCCTACTGCTCCAGTCCTAGATAATCCTCCTACCCTAACCGCTACTATATCTGCATGAAAATACATAATACTGTTATCTGGTATAGCAAATAAGCTATCTGTAACACTATTTAAAAAGCTAGAATTATTAGTATTATCTGTAGTTTGTAATCCATAAATTAACTGAATTGACTGCTTAGGAGCTACATAAGGTAGTACCTCTTTTACGGATACACTATTAAATGTTAAATCTACATTAGAAGTAGCTCTATAAAATTTTAAAGCAGTATTACTAGTTGGAGTAATTGTCCTTGTATTTACTCCTAAAGTATTAAAATTTTCTGATATTCCTGCACCATCTATTTTTACACCTCCACTAACTCTCTCTGAAATATCTACAATTAGTTTATATTTCTTTCCTGATGTTAGGATATTACTTGTTGTTATCAACTCAGTAATAGGCGTTGTATTTAAGAATTTTAATCTTGCCGTACTACCATTAAATACAACATAATTATCAGTAGTTTCAGAATTTACTACCCAATCCTGGCCTACTTCTTTTACTGAGATGCTTTTTATTGAATAAGTAGAGTTTGATGATGTAGCTCTAAAAAAGAATTCTGAGCCTGATGTTGGCGTATGATAATAAGTATAAGTATCATCTGAATTAATACCTAAGGCTACATAACTACCCCCCATAAAAACACCAAGAGAGCCGCTAAGATAATCAGAGATTACTAAAATTAATTTATAAGTTTTGCCATTTGTAAAACTAAAATTTTGTTGTAACCTTTGCCCTGATGCAGCATTTACAAAATTAGCTTTATCATTAGATATATTTACATCAGTACCCCCTATATTTAAAGCCCAATCCTGGCCTACTTCTTTTACTGAGATGTTGTCTATGGTTAAAACCGCATCATTAGTTGGTTCTAAATATAAATCATCAAAAGTAGCTGTAAACATATGTGTTTTAACTCCTATTGTATTAAAACTCGGTGAATTAGGTTCGAAATTAGCAATACTCCCTGATGATATGGATTTAATTTCAAAAGATAATTCATAGGAATTACCAATAGTTAAGAAGTTAACTTGGAATAATTTTCTGTAAGCACTAACAGTACCACTAAATACTGCTCCATTACTATCTAACGCCCATCCATTTTGTAATGTCCAATCAGCACCTACTTCTTTTAATGATACTTTTTGTAAATAATAACTCTCTCCTATCTCCTGAGTTACTCTAGGATGTATATCAATTAACTGCCCAGTAATACTAGTACATTTAAAAAATATATCAATACTCTGAGATATACCAGCCTCATTAGGATAATTACCTCCTGCCTGCCTATTAGCTCCATTATGTTCGGCAATTTGTAAGGCTAAATCAGTACCATCTGAGGTAATAAATGTAGCTTTAAATCTGTAATATTTACCTATCTCTAAATCACTAGATACACTCTGATTAACTCTTTGCTGCCAGTAGTTAGTCTGCTTTACTATTGTATCATTTCTAAAACCACCATCAATAGCCGTTAATCTCCTTTTACCATTACTAGGATTTACATTCCAATCAGTAAACTGTACTCCACCATCTAAATTACTATCTGTAGCATCTTGGAAATCTTCAAAATTACCATTTTCTACTAGCTCTACTCCTGGAGTAAAATCTCCATTAGTAACTAGCTCTGCTCCTATCTCACTAAAATCTCCGTTAAGTATCTCCTCTGCTCCTATCTCATCAAAATCTCCATTAGTAACTAGCTCATCTCCTAAAGGATTATTACTCTGATTAGATGCATTACCCCCTAGCACTATAGAGTTAGTAGCAGTAGCCTCTGCTCTAGCGCCTGAGATGGTAGTATTACTAACTAAATCAGTTACTGTATTATTATCTCCAGATATTACATTACTATAATTATTACTAGTAAGAATATGGCTAGCTCCAGCTATTAAATTATCTCTAGTATTCCTACCTATAGTATTAGATGCTCTAGCTATTGATAAATTTTGTGTAGCGCTAGGGCTATTAAATACTAACGGATTATTTGCTATATAGCATTTACTATCTGAGTTATTAAATACAAATCCATAAGCCTCACACTCATCTAAAGTAGGTAAAACCTCTACTAG